AAGATCAACTCGACGCTGAAAAGCAGAAGAACCTCCAGCTAAGCAAGGATTTGCAGAAGGCGAATCAAGCTGCAGCCAAAGCTGAAGGTGAGAAGGATGTTGCTAAAGAGCGTGATGAGTTCAAAGCTGAGAATATTCGGTTGCGAGGCATGCTTGAAAGTCGATTCTTAATCTGGTGCATAGGCACAGACAAGAAGTTCAATTGGCAGAACCCAGAAGATGTTGTGAAGTTCCTTACTGCGGATGAGTTGAACATCGACATCGACAAAGAGAAGATTGACGGACTTGATCTTGCTCTGAAGCGGCTGGCAAAAGAGAAGCCATACTTGCTTGTACCGGAAGATGGCCAGCAACAACAGCCTGGCGGTTTGCCTCTGCGTCCCACGGGTACTAGTCCTGGAGCCGGTAGAACAACTACTCGTGAACAGGAAACAAAGCGGCTTGGTGAGAAGTACAAAATCCCAGGCTTCGGTACTGCTGCAACGAAATTCATGTAGGAAAGGACGCCAAAATGGCTCGTGTTGACAAGTATGACCCGATCGACGGCGGGTTTCGTGCAGATGTGTCTGTGGATGTCCTCGACTCGGACATCGGCAAACTGTATGGTTACGGCCTAAACAGTGTGGGACAAGCAGTTAAAGGTGCTGGCCAAAGTGGTATTCTTGGCGTCTGGGTCTTTAACGACAAGCCAGGTCGAGTTGGCCCGTTGAGGGAAGTTTCCCGTCAGGATATCATGCGGACAGGCTGCATTACGGACTTCGGTCCAACTACTGGCGTACCAGGCACCGATTTTGGCGTAGCTGCAACACCGTATTACAGTGATGCTACTGGTGTCATCTCGTCCACCAAGGCTTCAGGTTCGTACTACGTGGGATCGACAGTTGAGCCCAACCGGCTTGAGGTCGATTTTGTTCCTGTTCCGCTTCCGTGACTTGAAGTCAATTTGAAAGGACTGAAATGACATCACCAGTGATTCCGCCTCCGGTCACGTATCGGTCTGGTACTCTGTCTTATGGTGATATTCTCACCCATACCCCAGATGGTGTAGACCTAAACCAACTCTGGGGTGAGTTCGTTGACGCGAACACCGTTTACAACGAGCACAAGCAGGGCTTCGTTGGGATTCTGACGTATCCGGTGCTGTCGGACATCGAACTGGTGCCTCAGATCGGTGATTTCAACTTCGAGGTTGCGACGGAATTCGGTATCCCACGTGGTCAGAACACTAACATCAGTTACTACCAGCTGGCATATGCCTATCAGGACTATGACCTGAAGTTGGGTTACACCTGGAAGTTCCTCCGTGATGCTCCGTCGCAGCAGATCGAAGCCATTCACACCAAGGCTATCCAGGCAGATCAGGCATTGGTGTTTCGAAAGACGATGGAAACGCTTTTCGACAACCGTTCTCGTGTCACCATCATTAACGCGATGGCCTTCAATGTCTACCCGCTAGCCAACGCCGATGGCTGGGTCCCACCGCCTTATCGTGGCAACCAGTTCGACGGTACGCACAACCACTATCTGGTGACCGGAAATGCGACCGTAGACTCGGCTGACTTTGAAGCCGCGGTTAATCACCTTACTGAACACGGTTATGGGTGGGATACTGGTACGCAGATCGTCTGCTTCGCAAACCGGAGTGAGATCAACTACATCAGGAAGTGGCGATTCGGCCAAACAAACAATAACTCGGCGGTTGCCAACTACGACTTTGTGCCGGCTCTCGGCCAGCCTGCGCTGCTTGTCCCGAACGCTGAAGGTTTGCTTGGTGGCCAGGCACCGGCTTCGTGGAATGGCCTGCGTGTGCAGGGCGCGTACATGGATGTCATGGTGATCGAAGAGCCATTGATGCCTGCTGGCTACATGATGTTCCTGTCCACAGGTGGGGTAAACACAGATGAGAACATTGTCGGTGTTCGCGAGCACGCTTCACCAGATTGGCGTGGGCTGAAACTTATGCCTGGTAACCAGCAACGGTATCCGCTCATCGATGGTTATTATGTCCACGGCTTCGGAACGGGTGTTCGGCGTCGGACTGGCGCGGTGATTGTTCAGGTTGGGACAACGCCGCCTTACGCGATTCCTCCGGCATACGCGCATTCAACGCAAACCTGGTGAGGCGCCATGAAGAACATCGATTTAACCAAGAAGCTGTCCGCTGAGGATCGAGCTTGGTTGAAAGAGTGGTCGATGTTTGACCTCATTCAAGCGAACGATCGTGAATTCGGTGTCGAGCAGCCTGTTGAGGCGCCAAATTTGAAGGCCCATCAGTGGTTTGATGATGAATCAAAAGAGGCGCACGAGCCTCGCTTTGCTCAGCATCCTCTTGATCCAGAGATAACAGGTCATTGGTCAGGGCAAGCTATCGTTCCTGATCCGCAAAAAGAAGAAGCTGAAGAACGGGAAATTGAGTATCTAACCACTGAAGAACTCAAAGAAGAACTACGTGCCCGCGATCTGTCTACTTCCGGTAACAAACAGGATCTAGTTGACCGGCTTGAGGAAGCAGTGAAGAAGGAAAAGTGACGATTACAACGCCACTAGTACCGGATGCGCCTGATGCGCCTCCGATGTTGACTGATCCTCTCACTCAGGTCAAAATGTTTCTCCCAACCTGGGCACCTGAACTAACGCAATGGGATGATGCATATATCACGAATATCTTGGCTATAAATGGCAATTTCGTTTATAGGACCGTTTGGTTATTTTGGCAACAGAGAGTCGCTGATCTTTCTGCATTAACAGACGTTGCGGATGCTGGTGCATCGAGGCCACTAAGTCAGACATACCAGCACGCCGTCGATATGCTTGGCTATTGGGAGAAAGTGGCTGGATTTACTCGCAGCCAGATTGTGAACATTCGTCGGCGTTACCCAAAGCGCCACGGTGTCTACCCTCCATATGGACTTATGCCTTACGGTGGTGTATATGTCCGCACCGACTAGCCCACCGCTTCTTGGCGGGATGCCTCAAGCCAATCCAATCTTTACCGGGATTGCGACTGGGCTATTGCGGTTCACGACTAATTTTTATATCGGCCAAGCGGCTACCATAGCTGGGAATATCAATATTCAACTTCAGCGTCGTGTTCCGGTGCCTAAACCTGGTGGGGGAAGTGATTTTACCATCGTTAGCGTACCTATGCAGACGTTCCGATTGACTAATCAGACCATTCAGAACGGGATCAACTATAGTCCCAATGATGATGGTATGGCTCGTAAGGATTTGTATATCCTGATTGGTCAATGGGATGCGGATATTCAAATCAATGATTGGTGGGATGATCCTTCCGGCCAGTGGAAAGTAGATGGACTGCTCCCGAACAATGGTTTTGAGACTAGAGCGGTTGTAACTGCCTTCACTACAGATCCGCAGTATGGGAGTTAGTGATGGCATACAACGAAGGATTTACATTTAATCAGGGTAATTTGGGCTTAAACCTAGATACTTTCGATGAGCGTGTTGATCGATGGATCAAAACAGATTTGAAAATGGCAGGCGAAAGAGCTGAAGACCAAATGAAAATGTACGCCCCCTGGCGGGACCGTACATGGCATGCTAGGACAACTCTTTGGGCTGGTGACACTAGTGAGTCAGATTTTTATCGTTTGACTTTAGGTCATGGTGCGGAATATGGTATCTTTTTGGAGAAATCTAATGAAGGTCGATTCCAAATCATTATGCCTACCTTAGTTGCTATTTCTCGGGCGTTTATGGAGTCGCTTGAAGGAATGCTTGAACAACTTGATGATCCTGCACCTATTCTTCCGCTTGTCGAACCTGGTGCGGGGATGGATAAAGGAACATCTCAAGGTGTAACGGAGCGCGCTCACGCCGTTAAGGGTGCAGCTGAGAAAGTTGCTAAGAAAGTTACCAAGCCTCGCATTTACTTCCGTGGCGAAGGTGGTCGATTTGTTAGCACCCATCACACGACACCTACAAGACCAACCCGTAAGACTGCTAATAAGCGTAGGGCTGAGCTTTCTAAGAGGGCCAAGGGGATCATGTAATGGCCAGGGCAGCAGTTTACGACGCACTTATCAATGATCCGACACTTCAAAGTATGGGTTTTGATGACAAGAGCATTCTCGTTAACTACAATGCAGATCAGCGTCCTACTGATACTATGTTTATCAACCTTCACTGGGATAGAGAAGTTCCTGGTGTAAGTGGTGATGATGTTTTTGATATAATGATAAAGAACTTAATTGTTTGGGTCCATATGTATAAACAGTTCTCTACTGATTTTGTACGCATTGATGATGTCTTGGATGCCATAGATAATTGTTTATATGCTCTAATCAATGTTCCCGGTGCTGATGGAATGACATTGTCACAGGTAAATCCTGGTCCTGGAGCATCACGTTCTCGCGACATGCGTGATGACTCTTATCAGACGATATGCCGGTCGGTATCGTATAGAATAATAGACAATCATACGTCGGCGATGGTTTAGAAAGGAATCAGAATGACCGAGCAGCAGGAAGCTCCCAAGAAGGCTACTGAGAACAAGCCGTTGCCAAAGGGTTCGCCATTGCCTCCTGGTGATATCCGGCGTCGATCCAAGACTCCGAAGCGCACAGGACCGTTCGTCAAATATGTCGGCCAAGCCAGTTCTCGAAGGATCACA